CTGCGGTCACCAATCCCTTGAACGCACCAGAGATGACCGTGCCGATTGCGCTAAATGCCGCCCCCTTGGTCGCGCCCTCCGAGAGGTAGGTGATCATCTGGTTGAGCGCCGGCAGCAGCGGTAGCAACGCCTCGCGCACCAGACGGTGGAAGTTCTCGCCCAGGAGTCCGATCTGGATCTTCAGCGTCTCGGCCTCGGCCGCCTGTGCGGCGGTCGTCTCGGTGATCTCGCCGGAGAGCCTGACGTAATCGTTCATGAACGGGATGTTCTCGGCACCGGCCTTGCCGAGCAGCTCCTGCATCGCCGCAGCCTTGCCTGCGCCGTCTGCGAAGTTTTGCTGCGCCACGGCGATTTCGGCCATCAAGTCGCCCGAGTTCTTGAGCGACCCGTCGGCATTCTTGATGGACACGCCGAAAGCGGCGAACGCACGCGCCGCGTTGCTGGACCCGTCCTGCGCCTCGACGATGGACTTCGACAGCTTGCCCATCGCCTGCTCGACTGCGCCCATGTCCTGGCCCGTGACGCGCGCCACGCCGGCAAACTTCGACAGCGACTCGACGCTGGCGCCGGTCTTCTCGGCCAGGTCGTCTAGTGCCGCTGCGGAGTCGATCACCTGCCGCGCCATCGCGGCGAATCCGGCGACCGACAGCCCGACGCCGATCGCGCCGAGCGCCTTCATCGCGCCCGCAGCGGCCGACTCGATCTTCCCCATTGCCCCCTCAGCCATCGAGGTGGCGCGCTTGAGGTCAGTGTCGAACCGCGCGAGGTCAGCCTGCAGGCTGACGATCAACGAGCCAATCTTGTCAGCCATTGTCGGGCGCCTTGTCCGCTAGTCTGCGCATTGCCGCCTTGATGGCAAGGGAATCCTGGGTAGGGTCGCGAGGAACGACATGCCACGGGAAGAGGTCGAGCGGTTTGATCGGCTCCGTACCGCGTTTGCGGTGGATGTTCGCCAGCATCGCGGCGACCAGCCCGGCCCGATAGTCGTCGGCGTTCCCGCCGATCGGTTCAATCGAGTCGAATGCCTGCCACTCCGCGAATTCCTCGGCGTCGATCTCGTCGAGGACTTGACGAACGGACCACCCGAGCGCGCGTGCTAAACGGAACGCGAATCGACGCTCGTGGCTCCGTCGGAGTTTTTTGCCTTGTCGTCCCCGGCGAGCCCGGCCGCCCGCATGGCAGCGTCCGAGATCTGCTGGAACAGGACGGGATCGGCATCCCGCAGGGCATCCGCCTTCGCATCGTCCATGATCAGCGTGCCCGCATCGTCGCAGGCGGTGGCGCGGATCACGGCGAGTTGGAAGTCGAGGTTGTCCGCTGCGGTAGCCGTCTGCGACTTGGCCCGAAACTCGTCGACCAGCGCGACGCGCTGCCGGACCGACATCGCCCGGAAGTACAGATCCCCGGCTTCGCCGAACTCGACGCGCGTGCGCTTCCCCGCGGCTGCGATCTTCGAGAAGTCGAGCATCAGAAGCCCTCGCGCATCACGCTGCCGGAGATCTTGAGCTGGCTCGCGCCCTTGACGGAGTCGTCGACGCCGCCGTTGCGGTCGAACGACAGCGACTCGCAGGAGAACGTCTCGGTGCTGTTGTCGGAGTAGGTGACCTTCAGCGTAACGCTCGTGCCGGGCGTGTTGTAGGACGACCACAGCGCTTGCTGGCCTTCGTCGGACGCCTTGTAGTCGAATTCCAGGCTGGCCGTGCCCGAGTCGCCGAGGCCACCGATGTACTCCTTGGCGGTGCTGGCAAGGTTGGTCACGTCGACCTGCGACTTCGACGCGCCGCCGAGCGAGAACGTGCGGACGTTGCCGACCGTGAACGTATTCGGCGTGGCGGTGCCGCCCGAGGTGTAGGTGGTGTAGTTGGTCGAGTCGATACCCTTGAGCGAAACCGAATTCGCGGATAGCGACGTGACGACGCCGACCTTGTTGTTGAGCTCGGTCATGCCGGTGACGCCGGTCACCTTGAGGATGGTGCCGTTGGCGTAGCCGTGGGAGGTGATGGTGAGGACGACCGGGTTCGCCTTGGTGGCGGCGGTGATGCTCTTGCTGGTGCCCGTCGAGCCGACGACGAAGGTCGTGCCTTGGGCGGTGTATGCGGTAGAGGCCATGTCTTGCTCCTTCAAAAAAGCCGCCCAATCGGCGGCCTGGTGGAACTACTTCCTTCGTCTCGAACGGGTCAGTTGTGCCAAACCGACCAGTCCATCGAAACCCTGTGCAGCTTTGCCTCTTCCTCGTACAGATCCTGCGATGCGATTTCCTTGGCCTTGTGACCAAAACTGCTCGCCATCGCGGTCCTGATCGAGGCTTTCAAAGTTTGCGCCTCGGAGTAGAGGCGTGTGAAGACATCAATCTGCAGTCGCGTGTTGTAGAGCCCGGGCGTGTCCGACAGGACATTGCTCGGCACCTGCGAGATCACCTGGTAGACGCCGTAGGGCAGCGTCACCGGCGACGGCGCGACCAGCGGGTAGAGCCGCCCGGAGAATGCCGACTGCAGCGCGGTATAGAGGCTTTCCTGGACGCTCATTTCCGGCTCTTCGCGACTTCCTGCGGGATGCGCTGCTCAAGGTAGGCGGCGAGCGCCTTGAGCGCGTCTTCCTTGCGGGCATCCCATGCCGGCCGCATAAACGGCCGCGCCGCGATCCACCGCACGGCGCCGGACTGCACCTCGCCGGCGAGGAGCTCATTGTTCCGCTGACCGCGGTCGCTGCGCCGGTAGCCGATCTTTGCGAAACCTCTACCCGTGCTGCGCCGCGAAAAGTGGCCGTACTCGACAAACTTGGCGTAGTAAGCATCCATGCTGCGATCCTTGCCGCCTTTGGTCGTCAGGTTCCGATATGCCTTGCCGGCGCGCACGCCGACGTAGAACACCTGGCGCAGCGCGTTTGACTGTTCGCGGATCTGCTTCATGTACAACGCCCGCCGAAGCTGGCCGGTGACGACTGGCGCCCGCACCTTTGCCTCGTCGCGCACGACGACCGCTCCGGCCCGCACGGCGCCGCGTAGCACGTTGCGCCCGATGTTCCGCGGCAGGTCCGCGAGCGCCGCGTTGAGCTCGCGCAGCCCTTTGACCTGGACGCTACTCGCCATGGACGATCTCGGCCGAGTGGTTCCAGGCGAAGACGTGCAGGCCAATGTGGCCGAGGTCCATCTTGCTGGCGTCGTGGTCGATGTACGGCACGAACCCGGCTTCACGCGCGCGGACGTACAGCGGCGCGTCCTCGGTCGTGTAGTCGTTGCCCTGGTCCATCCAGCCCGGCAGGAACCACGGCTTCGGCAGCGCCTTGAAGATCTCGGTCGAGATCAGTGCCACGCCGAACCCGGCAAACAGGCACTCCTCGAGCCCGGTCGACTCGGCGGTCGTCGGCAGTCGCTTGCCGTCAAGCGCGATGGCGGTGAACTCGATCGGGTAGGTCCGTTTCGGGTAATTGCAGGCGACGAACGGCTGATCGCGCGACATCAGCGACAGCACGGCCTTCGGCGGCCAGTACATGTCATCGTCGACGAACAGGACGTGCGAGGCGTTCCACGCCAGCGCGCGGTCGACCAGCGCTTCGCGGTTGGAGTGGATCACCGACGACTCCTGCATCAACACGGTGAGATCTTCGGTCGCCGAAAACCTTCCGGGCGCGAAGAAAGCCGCCGTGTGCGCCAACGCGTAGGCGAACGTCGATTTGCACTGCCCCGATGTCGGGACGCATACCGCTAGTCTCACGAATCCTCCCTATTTGACTGCCACTGCGACTAACTCGAATCGGTCCTCGTACTGGAAAACATTGCCTTCGGTGAACCCGGCGGAGCTCAGAACGTGCGCGAGTTTGCGCATGTCGAAAGCGACGCGGTGCCGCATCCGCGCGCCGAACGCCTCGAAGTACGGCGCGTAGCCGAAGAATAGATCCTGGCCGCGGATCTTCTGCCCGCCGTCCGCCACGTAGGCCACGGCGTCGATGCCGTTCTGCGCGATGAACCGCGCCGCGCTTTGCGCGTCAGGGCATGAAACCGTCATCGTGCCGCCCGGTTTGAGCACCCGCCGCCACTCGGCCACCATGCCGACCAGGTCGCGCTCGTCGAAGTGCTCGATAACGTGGGAGCTGTAGACCGCGTCCGCGTAGTCGTCGTCGAACGGCAGGTCCCGCAGGTCGGCGATCACGTCTGCCGGCGCAGCGATGTCGACCTGGATCTCGCGCAGGTCGCCGCGCACGTCGTCAGGTGCCGCGTGGCCGCCGGCGCCGAGGTTGAGCAAAGTCATTTGCCGCATAAGGTTCGCAGGGTGCCGTTGGCGTCGGCGATCGTGACGTACTCGCTCGGTATATCGGTCATTGTTTATCCTGCGCTCGCGCCCTCGGTGCACAGCATCTCGAGCTCGATGCCGCGTTCGTCGACGTTCCGCACCGCCCGGATGTCGAACACGCGCGATCCGAACAGGATGCGGTGCTTGGTTTCCACGCCTGAGACGTACCGCATGCGCAGCCGGTGCGTCACGTCTGACTGGATCGCCTGCGCGTTGAGCAGTTCCCGGCCCGACAGCGGCTCGATGGACGCGGGCTGATCGGCATACAGGCTCGACCACGTCTGCGCCGGCTCGCCATAGGTGTCCGGCGTCGTCGACCGCGATTGAACTGTCACCAGGTGCCGCAGTTGGCCGGCGCGCATCAGGCCACCTGCATCACGCGGTACGGGTCAAGCAGTCCGTCGATGAACGGCAGCGGCGTCATGGAGACGCCCGGCACGCTGGCCTCGCGGTTCTCGAAGTAGTGCCCGACCATGAGCAGGATCCACTGCTTGATCGCGTTCGGCACCGCCGCACCGTTGGCGCCGTATCCGGCGGTGTAGGTCACCGTGACCGCATTCGGCACGAGATACGTCTCCGGCCAGGCATAGCCGTAAGCGGGCGTCACCCAACCGGGCTCGCTCTTGGTGTCCACCAGGTAGGACGCCGGCGATAGCGTTTGCGCCGCACCGTCGCGGTCGAGGTAGGTGATCGCGGTCACGCCGAGGGTGCGCGGATACGGCAGTTCGATCGCCTCGGGAAACAGGTCGAGCGTCTTCTCCCACGTCTGAGTGATGAACGCACGCCGGCACTCGTTCTCGGCCACCTGGCGTGCCGCGGCGATCAGCGCCGATATCAACGTGTCCTCGGCCGAGCTGCCGACGCGCAGATGCACCTTGGCTTCAGACAGCGTCACCGGCTCGCTGGTGGGTGGGGCGGTGAGAAGAAGTGACATGGTGGCTGTCTCTATTTCGCTTGCCGCGCTCGGCGCGGATAGTACGGTGTCGGCCGCGAATCGCCATTGGCGACCAGGCGGTGCTCGTGCGGGTAACGCAGCCGCGGGCCATGCCCCGGCGGGCCGTCGATGGGCGGCTTGCCGCTAACGGTGAGGCTGGCGCCGCCGCCCGCGCGCGACGCAGCACGGCCCGTCCCCGCGTGGCTGCCCGTGGTGGCCGCGATCGCGCCGCCCTGGACGACCGTCCATCCGGTCCCGGCGTGAGCGCCGCGCCCGGACTCTCGCGTCCCCGCCCCCGCTGCCGCAGCCCCGGCCGTGCCCTTGACGCCGACGGCGGATGCGCTGCCGGCTCCGCGCGCTGCGGCGTTGCCGGTGATGACTGCAAGCTGGTTGCCGGTGGCCGTGGCCCAGGCACCGGCTTTCGCCGCCGCGCTGCCCGCGCCACCGTGCGCACCCCCTGCCGCCGCCGCCGCGCCAGCTCGAGCAGCGGCCGACCCGGGACTCGCGTGCGTGCCAGTGCCGGTCGCAGAGCCCCCAGCGCGGGCGCTGGCGCTGCCGGTGCCGGCATGGGCGCCCGCCGCCGTGGCCGTCGAGCCCGCCCGAGCCGTGGCCGAGCCGTAGATGGTCGCCAGCTGAGTGCCGCTGGCCTGTGCGGACGCCCCGGCGCGCGCCAAGGCCGACCCGGAGCTCGCGTGCGTGCCAGTGCCGGTCGCAAAGCCCCCAGCGTGGGCGCTGGTGCTGCTAGTGCCGGCATGGGCGCCCGCCGCCGTCGCGCTGCCGCCGGCAAGCGCTATCGCGCTGCTGGCCCCGCCCTTGACCGTCGTCGCGGTGGCGGTCGCCCCGGCACGGGCGGCTGCGCTGCCGATGTAGCCGGCCGCACCCGCCGCTGTAACCTTCGCCCCGGCAGCGGCCGACGCCGAGCCGTAGACGATGCTCGCTGCCGTGCCCGAGGCCGTCGCGCCGCCGCCAGCCCGCGCCAAGGCGGAACCGATCGCTTCCTTGGCCGCTGCCGTCGTGGCATTGGCCCCGGCGACTGCGGAGGCGGACCCGAGCGTCCAGCGCACCCCCGCGCCGGCCGCGTAAGCGCCGACGTAGACCTGGGCGGTGTTGGACGCCGCTTTCGCACCCGCCGCGGTTGCTGTGGCCCCGGCGCGGGCCGACGCCGACCCCTGCTTGTTCTCGCCAGCGGCCGGGAACTGCACCTCGGCCCAATAGACGTACAGGCCGTAGCTGTCGTTGCGCGATGCCTGTGCCGTCGCCCCGGCCGACGCCGTGGCCGAACCCGCGCGGTTCGATACCCCGCTTGCCGTGGCCTGACCGCCACCCTGCGCGCTCGCGGAGCCGGTGATCGGCTGTGGCCCGCCAGACGCCGCCGCCGGCAGGAGGATCGAGAACGCCCAGGACACGATCTACCTCGTCACGCTACCTTGCGGATCGACCAGTCAATGGCGATGGTGCCGGTGGTGGCGGTGATGGTGACGTCCCATCCATGCAACAGAATCAGGCTCGGGCTGACCCAGATCGGCTCGGCCTGCGCGTCGCGCAGCGTCCACTCGGAGGCGACGCGCTGCGTGCTGCCCGACAGCACCTTCTCGTAGAGGCGGATGCGCAGGACGTCGGCCGCCACCATGTCGCTGACGTCGAGAAGGATTTGGTACACCCCGTCGTCGGTCTGCGTCGACGCGGCCGAGTAGCTCGCGTCGCGCGGGCATGACCACTCGGTGGTCGAGAGCGCGGCCTCGCTGCCAGAGAACGCTTCGCTGATTGCCATGTCAGTCCACTCCGTAAGCGATGATGGTGCGCGCCTCGGCGGTGCCGCTGACCATCGCGCTCGCGCGCAGTTCGGTGCCGCTCGGGATGTTGAACATCATGTGAGACAACACGAAGTTGCCCATGCGATTGTCCATCGTTTCCAGCGTGGTCGACTCCGCGAACGGGATGCCGCTTACGAAGTAGTCCGGGGTCGCGCCCGTGCCGAAGCGCACCATGCCGCGCATGTTCGAACCAGTCGTGTCGGTCGTGCCCAAGTCCATGCCGAATTGAAGCATCCTGATTGGGGCGGAGGTCGACGCGGTCAGCTGCACGGCGGTGCCGTAGGCGCTCGTCCCGCCCGGGGTGATCGCCGTGCCAACCGCCGTGCCTGCGTTGACCCCGTAGGCGGTGACGCGCGACCCGTACCAGCCGTTCGGTCCCATCGGCTGGCCGACGAGCCACACCAGAACGTAAGCGTTTTTGCTGGCCGTGTTCGCCATGCAGCGCGCCGACAGCCGCGTCCCGGAGGGGATGAGGATCGGGAAGAAGTACAGCTGCCCGCCGCCCATCGTGTTCGCCCAACCGCCCGCGTGACCGTCGAGGTACGGGATCAGGGTCGTCTCGCTGCCCGATCCGCCGATCCCGATGTCGACCAGCACGCGATGATTCGCCGACGCGACGCCGGTGTTGTTGATGAGCACGAAGATGCCGTAGGCCGTGAACGAGGTCGATGCGATCAACTGCGCCCATGAGCCGAAGGTGAACGTCGTGCCGCTCGCCGTGACGGTAGTTCCGTCAGCCGAGGTCGAGGTCTGGCTCGCCGCCAGTCCCTTGTAGCCTTGTGCCGGTAGTGCGAGCATGGTCAGAGGCCCGTCAGGCGCAGCCGCAGCTGCGCGTGGTTGGTGATGTTCGCCACGTTGGCCGACGCAAGTTCCTTGCTGTACGTCGTCGGCGTTGCCGACAACGCCTCCGTCCATTCTTCGATCAGCGTCGTGTTCTGGTACAGGCCGCACTTGCAGCTGCCCAGGTCTTGCCCGCGCTTGGCGCGGAAGCGCACGATGCAGCCGGTGTCCACGCCGGGGTCGTTCACGCTTGACAACGCGAACTCGATGTAGCTGCCCTTCGTGACCGTGTAGACGTAATCGGCGTCGCTCGGGGTAGCCTCGTCAACCGCAGCGTAGAAGGTGCTCATACCACGCTCCACCCAGTCGTCACGATGTCCGCGTTCGGGCGCGCGTACTGGTACGACCCGACGATCTGCGCGTCGATGCCGTCGAGCGGGTCGGGATTCGCGAACAGCGCGAACGGGTCACGCGAGAGCGCCTGCACCTCGCTGTCGGAGAGCCAGCGATTCCACACGGCCGCCATCGCGACCTTGTTGTACAGCGCGTAGTAGGCGGTCAGGAAGTTCGCTTGAGCGTATGCCGTGTTGAACCCGCCCCGCGCGATGGTCGTCTGCCCCACGAAAGCGCCGTCCACCCACAGATCCATCTTGTCGTCGGAGCGCACGCGCCCGACGGCGAAACGCGCCTTGAGCGTCGTGTCGCCCGTCAGTACGTCGTAGTACGTGCCGCTGCCCGCGCGCAGGTTCATGCGGAACTCGTTGCTGCCCGCCCCGCCGCTTTGCAGGAACGCGGGAACCGCGAACGAGCCGCCCGTCACGGAGGCGACGTAGACGCCCGCCGATGAGGCCGTCGTCGTGATGTGCAGCAGCGCGGCGAGGGTCAGCGTGTTCCAATTGCTGCCCATGCCGCCGCTGCGCAGGCTCGTCGCCCAACCCCCCGACGAGAGCGTGCCTTCCGCCGCCGCGTAGCGGTGCCCGCGCCACAGCAGGCTCCCCGACTTGATGTAGACAACGCTCGTGTCCGCGACCACCGGAAGCGGCCACGACAGGCCGTAGGACTTCGCCTGCGGGGTATAAAGCGCCGCTTGCAGGCCGACGCCCAGCCCGCCAACGCGCGGGATGAGCGTTCCAAAACCTTGTCGCGTGCGCGACCTCAAGGCGTCCTCGGGCTAGTTGGGCGAGAGCCGGAGGCCGGTCGGCCCCGTGATCGGGACGGGAAACGTGAACGCCGCAGCGGGACCG